CGTGCAACCCGGTGGTGCCGTCCCAACTAATAAACCTATTTCGCCCACAGATGCAAGTGCTGCATCAAAGGCAACTAAATCAACACCAGCAGAAATTAAACAACAGGTTGAGAAGATTAATATTCTTGCCACTTGGTCTGATCCAGAATCTAAATTTAAAAGAAATGCTGAGGCATTACAGACAACGGTTAGTACATTACCGACCTATGAACCATGTCCAGAACATGAAAATTTCACATTCAAATCAATTACAGGCTATACACCGACGCAAACAGACGGGGCAAAAACATATCCGGGCTCAGGTGGCGCAGGCAGTGAGGCAACCGCATCACCACCAACCGATACAACACCTGGCGCGAATAATACAGATATACCACCAACGCCAGCAGATGAAAGTGCGATTTCGAAGAATTTTAATCTGGAGGCATATAAGTGTCAACTAAAGATTCACGAAGGTATTAAATATGTTTCTTACTTAGATACAAAAAATTTACCAACAGGTGGAATTGGGCACCTATTGCGTACAAATGAAAAGATAAAATTTCCTGTACCAACTATTATTTCTAAGGAACAAGTAGATCAGTGGTTTGAACAAGATGCATCTATTTCTATATCAGGCGCCCAACGATTATTAGGTATTGATGTATGGGGCGAATTAACAGATATAAGAAAACGTGCCTGTGCTGACCTATGCTATAATATGGGAGAAGGAAGACTCTCAAAGTTTGTAAGATTTATAGCTGCAATGAAGGCAAGAAATTACAATGCCGCAGGAGATTCACTAAGGCAATCAAGGTGGTTCACACAAGTGGGTCGTCGTGGTCCAAATATTATTACCATGATTGTTAATAATGTTGACCCAAACGGCTGCGACCGAAAGGGATAAATAATATTATAATATTTATTTAGAGATTTAGATGAATTATAATATACATTATACTCGCCTTATAGAAAGAGCACGATGCAGAACAATAAACGGATACACCGAATATCATCATATTATTCCGAGATGTATAGGAGGTACTAATGATCCTATAAATTTAGTCGATCTTACACCAGAAGAACATCTTGTGGCACATCTATTATTGGTAAAAATATATAATAATCCCAGTTTAATATATGCAGCAAAATGGATGATAAATCGAGTTAAAAATAATAAAGAATATGGGTGGTTAAGAAGAAAGCATGCCGAAATAATGTCAAATAGGATTGTGTCTGATGAAACAAGACAGAAAATGTCTGCAGCACAACAGAATAGACCAAAGGAAGTGCAAGATAAGATAACATATGCACAACAGAATCGTTCTGTAGAAGTAAGAAAGAATATGTCCGAAGCACAAATGGGCCACCGGGTGACAGAAGATACCAAAGAAAAACTTAGACAAGCAAACTTAGGTAAAAATCACACAGAAGAAACCTGTAAAAAAATAAGCAGGTCTCATATAGGTGAAAATAATCATTTTTATGGTAAAACACATTCCGATGAGTCTAAACAAAAGATGAAAGATGCAAGATTGAAACAGATTATCTCGGAAGAATCAAAAATAAAAAGATCGATAAAAATGAAGGAATATTGGGCAAATAGAAAATCTTCCGCTTAATATAGTCCCAGTTAATTCTCTTGATAAATAACAGAAAGAGAATTATATGGCATCAAATCAGAAAGGTTTAGTTCAACCAAAACGCATTAACAGGAAGCCCTACTTTGTTGGATTCAACACTGTGGGACAGCCTTCCCCTCCCTATAACCTCAATAATATTGAATTGGTAAAAAGGGACATTGAAAATACGTTTGCCACTCCACTTGGGTCAAGGGTAATGTTACCTAACTTTGGCACAAGAATTTATAATTACTTATTTGATCCGTTTGATGAATACACAAAGAGTGCAATTATAGCAGATGCTGTTAATGTCATCCAATCTGACCCAAGAGTAGAACTTGTATCAATTGATGCATTTCAGGAAGACCAGGCTTTAAATGTTGTCATGGTTTTATTATTTAAACCCGAATCAATAACTGATAACCTATTTGTTATTTTTTCACTTAAAGATAGAGAGACCTCCTAATGTCAGAATCAATTCGCCAGAGCAACCTCTTCGCAGCAGAAGACTATAAAAAGGTCTTTAAAGCTTTCCAATTCATTGATTATACTGCTTATGACTTCGATACTCTAAAGCAGGCCCTAATCAATTATATTCAGACTTACTATCCAGAAGATTTCAACGACTATATTGAGAGTTCTGAATTTATTGCAATTATTGAATTGCTTGCATATTTTGGTACAAGTCTTGCATTTAGAACCGATCTTAATAGTCGTGAAAACTTTATTGATACTGCGGAGCGTCGTGAAAGTATTATCCGTCTTGCTAAGATGGTTAACTATGTTCCACGCAGAAATATTCCAGCAAGCGGGTTGTTTAAGATTGCCGCAGTGCAAACCAATCAACCGCTAACAGATGCAAACGGCGTAAACATCAATGACACAGCGATCTTCTGGAATGATCCAAACAATCCAGATTGGTTCGATCAATTTGTACAAGTTTGCAATGCCGCATTTAGTACACTTAACCCGTTTGGCCGCCCAACAAAGAGTGGCACAATTGGGTCAATTCCAACTGATTTATACCAGCTAAACAGCATTCCACGTCTAAATGTTACATATCCTACATCTGTTACAGTTAGTGGACAAGAATACCCAATTGATGTTTGCAATCCAGATTTTGTCACCAATGAAACAATCTTCGAACGTGATCCTGATCCTGCTAATGCATTTAATTTCATTTACAGAAACGATAGCTTAGGCGTAGCATCTGATAATACTGGATTCTTCTTATATTTCAAGCAGGGCAATCTATTAAACATTGATACCAATTTCGAATTTCCTGTACCTAATCGTGTATTTCCTATTGATATTCAAAATATCAACCAAGACGACGTGTATGCCCAAGAAACTGATAGCAACGGTACCGTTATTAACAAATGGGTAAAGGTTCCTGCATTATCTGGTGAGAATATTATCTATAACAGTATTCAGTTTGCAGAAAGAAATATATTTGATGTAATTTCCGGCGCCAATAATACCGTATCGGTACGCTTTGCTGATGGCAATTTTGGTAATGTACCAACTGGATTATTTAGATTTTGGATACGTGTAAGTGCAAATCAAGCCCTTGTAATTCGTCCCGATGATGCACAAGGATTACAAATCAATATTCCATATATTGGATTTGATCAACAGGAATATGTATTACGTATTGTTTTCAATCTTGAACAAACAATCGGTAATGCTGCGCCTGCTGAAACAGATGAGCAGATTCGTCTTCGTGCCCCAGAAGTATTCTCAACACAATCAAGAATGGTTAATGGTAGTGACTACAATGTATTACCCCTTGTGTTTGGAAATCAGATTGCTAAAATTCAGGCAATTGACAGAACATACAGTGGACAAAGCCGTTACATTGATTTAAATGATCCAACTGGATTTCACAGGGACTTAATTATATTTGGTCAAGATGGGGCATTATACAGAGATAATCAAAATGTATTAGTTGAAGTAATTGAAGACTCATCTAATGCCGGTAATATTGAAAATATTCTAATTAACACAATTCAAGAGATGCTTAGAGATCCGCAGGTATCTGAATTTTTCTATGATGAATATCTTCCACAATTCGAAAATACAATTAGAGTTAATCCCTCTATAACGCAACCCACTGGTAGGTCATTATTAGATCTTGTTCCAACATCAACTGATCCAAGTCTTCCTTTATTTTGGAAAACTAGTCCTCAGAAATTTAAGAATGACACTGGGTTTTTTACAACCACTACACTATCGACTACCGCTGTAGGCTTAGTAAATACACTCACTAATGTTAATGCTGTAGGCAACGTTTATCAGCCTTGGGAATTTATTACATCCGGCTCAGTTCTAGAATTTGTAAATCCTGCAATTCCATCTACACTAAATTCAACATCAGTTAGAAGTGTCATTCAAAACGGAATTCCGTTAATTATTAACCCACTAAACCCATATGCTAATATCGGTCCAGTTGAATTAGGCGTAGAAGAACAACTTAATTATCAGGCTGTCAAGGTATTTCCTATTTTTAGAAACGATTTAAACACTACGGAAATTGCCGAAATTGTTGTAGCAATTGACAACGGAATTTCATTCTGGCTTTATTATGATCTATTAACAGATGAATGGCATACATCTACTGCCGCAACACCGGGATTAACAAATCAAGCAGATCAGCCGTGGATATATGCACCGCCTATTGATGACGGATTACCAACAGAAGAAATTTATTCAGATTGGGCACCTTATGCTGCTAGTGGATTATTATATGTAAGCATTGCAAGCAATAATGAACTCGGTATCACAACATTTGATCTAACTGCTCGTGGTCGTGTATATGTTTTTGAATCTTATAGAGATGTTCGTTTCTTCTGGGAACCAGGACAAGTTGTTATTGATAACTCAACAGGATTGGCATTAGAGGACACTATTGAGATTATGCCTTTTGTTAATACAAACAGTTCAATTGATAATAATCTACCACCATCACCTATTCCAAACCCACAAGACGCATTCTTAAGAAAACAGGTACCATTTAATATTACAGGCGTGTTCACTCAGGCTGACGGTTATGTTGACACTTCAAAAGTCGAAGTATCATTAATTGATAATAATAATGATGGTATTGCTGATAATCCAGACGGGTTTAATCAGATTGTATCACCAGAAGATAGAATTGTTTTTGAATTTTATAATAACGAAGTTACAGGATATCAAAGCACACGACCATGGATTACAAATTGGTCAACAACTTTAGCAAATACAGCAACTGATCTATATGTTTATTTTCCTACAGATCTCACCACTTTTACCCAACTTTTTAGTCCGCCGTTTATTTCTACCATTCCGTTGCCGGGACCTTATTCTGGAC